GATATCATAACTATCAACCTAAAAGAAAATACAAACACTGTTTTTTTATGCCAATGAACAAGGCCAGAGAACACAAACAGCAGGCACTTACTGCTCTACAACCAGTTTTGAATCATGCTATGTGGAGCTATGTGGCTCAAGGTCATCTGTTGCCTGGCGACTGTGATCATTCCAATCCCACCAATCCTGTGTATTGGTTGTACTACATGAATCCTGAATGGTATGATTCTACCTGCTTTAGTGTGGTGGTAGAAAGCTACATGAGATCTCAATGGTGGGCCAATGATTCTCGCAATTACAAAACAGAAATCAGTGAAAAAACTTTCAAGCCTATGGCATTTTTTCATCCTTTTATTGTGTTTGGTTCCTACGAAACATTGAAATATCTGCACCGTGAAGGCTTTGAAACTTTTGATAACCTTTGGGACGAAAGCTATGATAACATTGTAAACGATGATCTACGACATGCCAAGGTGTCGCAGACAGTGATTGATGCAGTGAATGAATACTGGCCCAATGACTTTGTGATTGATGCCATTACTGAACAAAAATTACAGCACAATCATGCAAGATTTTTTGATCATGCTTTGATTAAAACCAAGTTTGTCAATGAAGTCATTGGCGACATTGCAAACTTTATTGAATCATGAAAAAAGTCTACATTTGTGGTGACAGTTTTTGTGTGTCTGATCCTGAGTACGGACCGTGCTGGGTTGATCACCTAGCGCAGCACTATAACATTGTGAATGCATCACGAGTCAGTGCGACCAATCTCATGATTTCTAAAATGGTTGATACCGCCATTGATGATCAAGCTGACTTTGTGATAGTGCAAGGAACCAGCTGCACTCGCAGTCAAACTCAGTACCAAGGCCTAACAGTGCCTTATAGTTTTTTGAGTGCCAACTCAGAAACCACACCGTTTGACTCAAAGCAACTGCACATCATCAAACAGTATTACACAGAATTTTTTGACTTGGATTGGGCCATCTATCTCAATCAGTGTGTGATACAGAATACACTGCAAAAACTGGTAGACAGTGCTGTGCCTTTTAGATTTGATCAGGGAGGATTTGAACACCCTAAGTTTGCAGCGTCTGGCATAGACTACTTTTCAAAGTTCAATTCTTATCGCAGTGCCATCAACCTTTGGGACCATGGTGACACTGGGCGATTTAGACCTTACTATCACATCACAGACAGTGCAGTGCATCGCACAGTGGCTGAATATTATGCAAAGGAAATACAATGAAAAAAGTTTTGGTGTGTGGAGCTGGGGGATTCATTGGATCACATTTGGTCAAAAGTCTGCGTGCTCAAGGGCACTATGTGGTTGGGGCAGACTTGCGCTTTCCTCTGTTTGGAGAAACACAGTGCAACGAATTTTATCAATATGATCTGAGAAATCAACGCAAGGTTACCAAGTTGATTACCAATGACATAGATGAAATTTATCAACTGGCAGCTGACATGGGTGGTGCTGAGTATATTTTCTCAGGCCACAACGATGCAGAAATTTTACACAACAGTGCATTGATCAATCTCAATATTTTGCACGAAATGACTTTCAAACGCTGTAAAAAAATCTTCTACACCAGCAGCGCCTGTATCTATCCTGCACACAATCAACTGGACCCTGACAATCCCAATTGCGAAGAAAGTTCAGCCTACCCTGCAGATCCTGACAGTGAGTATGGCTGGGAAAAACTTTTTAGCGAACGACTGTATGCCAGTTTTGCTAAAAATCATGGGTTGCATGTACGTATTGCCCGTCTGCACAATGTATTTGGTACAGAATCAGCCTGGCGCGGCGGCAGAGAAAAAGCACCAGCAGCGCTGTGTCGCAAAGTGGCCGAAAGCCAAGATGGCACTGTGCAAGTGTGGGGGCCTGGCACACAAACACGCAGTTTTTTATGGATTGATGAATGCATAGAAGGCATTCATAGACTGATGGCCAGTGACTACACCCAGCCTTTAAACATTGGCAGTGATCGAATGATTGCAATCAATGATCTAGTGCATCTCATTGGCAAAGTGGTCAACCGACCAGTGCAGGTCATAAACATACCTGGTCCCATGGGTGTGATGGGACGAAACAGCAGCAATGCACTGATTGAATCTGTGCTGGGATGGAAGCCTCGAGATAGGCTAGAGCATGGTCTAGTTGAGCTGTACCACTGGATTCAACAACAACTCAATAAGTAAAACAATGATTGGATTCAAACCAAATAATCTTGAAACAGTGCTGGTCAAAGCACCGCATCGCAGAGAAATTTATTCTGACGATGAACTCTGGGAGTTTGCTCAATGTGCAGATCCTGTGACCGGCCCTATGTATTTTTTGGGCAACTTTTTCTATATACAACACCCCACACGGGGCAAAATGTTGTATCACCCATTTGAATACCAACGCAGGCTCATTGAGACCTATCACAACTATCGCTATTCCATCAGTCTCATGCCCAGGCAAACTGGCAAATCAACTTCGGCTGCTGGTTACTTGCTGTGGTATGCAATGTTTGTGCCGGATTCAACCATCTTAATTGCAGCACACAAATACACTGGTGCTCAGGAAATCATGCAACGCATTAGATTTGCCTATGAACTGTGTCCCAATCACATCAGAGCAGGTGCAACCAGCTACAACAAAGGCAGCCTGGAGTTTGAAAATGGCTCGCGCATCGTGTCGGCCACAACCACCGAAAACACTGGTCGAGGCATGAGTATTTCGTTGTTGTATGCCGACGAGTTTGCGTTTGTGCGACCAACTATTGCCAAAGAATTTTGGACTTCAATTTCGCCCACACTGGCCACAGGCGGTAAAGCAATCATAACATCTACTCCTAACTCAGACGAAGATCAGTTTGCGTACATTTGGAAAGGCGCCAACAAAACTGAAGATGAATTTGGAAATCAACGACCCGACGGCCTAGGCATCAATGGATTTAGAGCTTTTAGAGCCTACTGGAATGAACATCCTGAGCGTGATGAAACCTGGGCCACTGAACAGCGTGCTCAGCTGGGCGATGAACGATTCAGGCGTGAAATGGACTGTGAGTTTGTGATCAATGACGAAACTTTGATTTCGCCTATCAAGTTGCTGGATCTAGAAGGCATTGAGCCTCTCCGTAAATCTGGCCAAGTGCGCTGGTACAAGCCCATACGCTCAGACAGCATGTACATTGTGGCCTTGGACCCCAGTTTGGGCACTGGTGGCGACCCAGCGGCCATACAGGTTTTTGAAGCTGAAACCACGGAACAAGTGGCCGAATGGCGACACAATAGAACAGATGTGCCTACGCAGGTAAAAATTCTGGCAGACATTGTGAAAGAACTGCATGCAGTGATCAAAGACGATAAAAAAATTTACTATTCAGTGGAAAACAACACCCTGGGCGAAGCAGCACTGATAAGCATAGCAGAATATGGAGAACAAAACATTCCTGGCTACTTTCTCAGTGACAATTCAGTGCAAGGCACCACTGGCCGGCGATTTCGCAAAGGATTCAACACCACCAACAAATCTAAAATTTCAGCCTGCAACAAATTCAAAATCTTGGTCGAATCTGGTCGTATGAAATTGTACAGCAAAGCACTGATTTCTGAGCTGAAAACTTTTGTGGCGTCAGGAACCAGCTATGCAGCCAAACCTGGCGAAACTGACGATCTTGTGATGGGCAGCTTGTTAAGCACTAGAATGTTGATGATGTTGCAAACGTACCACGCAGATTTGGATGCTAGACTAAAAGATCACTCGGACAATTTGGTAGAGCCATTTCCTTTCATTTCAATCATGCGCTAAATACAGCACTATGGCACAAGAAATCAAAATAGGCGACGATCTTTACGATCTGTTGACCACTCACAATTTTGACGTGGAGATAACCGACGAGCGCGGCCAAACAGCAGATCCTGCCAATGGTGTAGTATTCAAATTTGATTATCAATCTACCACTGGCAAAAACTACGGTACAGTGGTGCTGGTAGCCGGCGAAGACAACGAGTTAATGTTGTTCTATGGCGACAATCTTGGTCGTGGCATGGAGCCTGAAGACAAAGACGAGTGGTTCAAGTTCATGAAAGAACTCAAAGATTTCAGCACCCGTCACAACTTTCACACTTTCAGTCCAAAAAATATCAATGCATTGAAAAGAACCATGGCTGGTATGGCAGCAATCAAAGAAGGTTTGTTTGAGGGTTATTATGGCACACGCAGAGTTAGTTACATGGGCGAAGCCACTGAAGCCAGACTTGTGATACGTCACAATCGCATGATAGGCGAAGATGACAAACGATATCGCTATGTGGAGAGTCTTTTTATTGAAACTGCAGACGGCGAGCGTTTCAAACTGCCTTTTGTCAAATTGGCTGGAGGCCGTGCCATGTTGGAACATGTGCGGCAAGGCGGTCGACCATATGATATCCGTGGACAGCATATCACTGAAACTGTCAATGAAATGGCTGTGCTGTCAAGATTTCGTCGAGCACAGCAGGGCAGAATGTTCGAAGGCAACACTCGTGAATTGGTGGAAAACGCCAATGCCTATTACGATGCCATGCAGCTGAATCTCAAACAGATTTCCAGTCCACGTGGTTATCAACATTATTTTGAATCTTGGTCGCCAGCTGAAATAGGTCAACAAGAGTCTCTGGTAGAAGATTTACGCAACTGGTTTGTTGAACAAACACTGGATACCAGAATAGAACAGGCCTTGCCTACGCTGGCCAAAATACAATCGCAAGGAAATGCTATGAAAGAAGCACAAATTTTTGAAAACTGGGCAAATCAGATCATGGAAGGCACCTGGGCACTGCCAGACACGCCTGAAGCACAAGAAAAGCTCAATACACTCATGAGCAGTGAACTGATTGTGGGCCCAGATGCTGTGAATGCCACTGAACTGTTGTATGATGTGATAGGCGATGATGAACTGTTTGACATCCTGTCAGACTTGGCTCAGCGTGATCCCAGAGCCAACATCTGGGATGATTCTGACGTGCAAGCTCGCCTGGCTGAACTGGGCATTCAAACTCCTCAGAGCACTGCTGCTGAACCTGCTGACGTGGCACAGGACACCGCACCTGGCCAGCAAGGTGTAGCGGAGGCTGCAAAATGGCGCAATCCCAAATATCAAGGACAAACTTTTGCCTACGATGATTCGTATGAAGGCCCAGGAGACACTAGAGCTGGTAAAGTTTCGTTGGATCGTGCAGGTATGCGTCAAATTGGTACTTTTGATCCTTTGGAATATAAGGCACGTGAAAAACAAGCTACGGGCAAATTAACTCCACAAGATGTAAAATATGCAACGGCTAGAAATTTTGAAAAAGAAAAACAGCAACAACTTGACTATGACAGGTCACAAGGTGTGGCGGAAGACCTCGATGCCATGCTTCGACATGCTGGCGTGCCTGTGAAGGAAAGTCGGATTCACGAAAATTCCGAATATACCTATGAAAAAGTGGCCAAGATTTTGGCCCGTGAAAAACCAGGCATGGCAACAGATAAATCCAACGACGACTTTTACAGTGCAGTGTACCATGAATTAATTGCCATTGGCATGACACCAAAAGCTGCTCGTAATTTGATTTCTTACGACGAAGACTTTATCAGTGATGTGGCCACTGCTTACAATCACTATCAAGACAGGCCTGGGCTAGACGAAAACAACTCTGAAATGGTCATGCCAGAAGCCGATAACATCAGCACATTTGAAGTCATGAGTGGCTTTGACGCACCTGTGGCCGAAGGTAGCTGCAACATGACCACAGAAGGCGAATACTGCCCAGAACATGGCCTGGCCGAGTGTGCCATGGAAGAAGGCTGGAAAAGTGAATTGGCCGGAGGCACTGCTGGTGGTGTAGCAGGCACACTGGCTGGCACTGCCATAGGTGGTCCAGTGGGCGGGTTAGTTGGTGGAGCTCTGGGTGGCACCGGCGGCGCTATGATTGGCCGCGAAATGACCAAGGAAGATGGCAAGGATCCCATGGATCATCGTGGCGCAGTCACAGACAGCTTCTATGAGTCTCGGCAAGTGGATGAATTGGCCAGAATCAAATCTCTCCTAAGTTACAAGTAAAAGTTCGACGTGTCGGATAAAGACTGGTTTGAGTGGTCAATCAGATCTAAGGTTGGCTCAGTGTACATGCTGGACGATCATCTTGGTGGATTTGATAATTCTTATAAAAATTCTGTGTTGGATCAGATTCCGCCAGGATCCACTTGTTACACTGAGTACGTTTTGCCAGCACAGGTTCGGCAGCAATACCCGCAATTGAACTTAAAATTTTCAGCTTGGTTGGCTCTCACTGGCAATCACGTCTACACGGTGGTTGACACTGTTAATAAAAATTTGAAAGTGGGCAAACCCGAGTTCAAAAATTTTTTGTGCAGTTTTAATCGAGCAAACCAATTAGGTCGCCACTGGCTGGTAGCAGCGCTGGATAATCTGGGATGGTTCAATCCACAATACAGCAGCAAACATTTCAAAGTCAACCCTGAATCTACAGAGTTGTGTGATTTTTTACCACAGCCAAAAAGTATCAAAAGAAAAAAGTTTTACGACTCTGTCTATAGTTTTGATTTTGAGTCCTCTTGGGATCATTGTACAAACTTACAAGTGCTGTCTCCGTTGATACAGGATAACTTTTTGACCCTGGCGTCAGAAAGTTTCTCAGCTGAGACCACTGTGCCTTTTTGGACTGAAAAATTTTTGTACCCTGTGGCCAATCAACGACTGTGGTTGGCCTATGCCTCTCCAGGTTATCATCGATTTTTGCATCGATATCTTGGATTTCGTCCTTACAGTTGTTTTGACTATCGTTTTGACTACATCCAAGATCCTGTGGTTAGGTTACAAACTTTGCTTCAAACTTTAGAACCTTTTGCCAAGATGACCCCAGATCAATGGCAAAAAATTTATCAGCAACAATGGGAAATCATACAGTGGAACTATGAATGGTTGCGCAGTGGTCAGTGCATCGACTATCTTTTGTTGTTTGATGAATTTGATGAACCAATTCCTGATCAAGCAACTTGGCGCCAGTATTTTCTTCATCCTTTCAGTGATGAAGATTTGTATCATCGAGCATACAATCAGTTTCATTCAGTGAAATTGGCTCAACAACAAATAAAAATGGATTTTGCCGCTCGGCCATAAATACATTTGACACTGCGCAACAAACGCCGTATACTACATCAGTGTATGCACTATCTTGTTCAGTGTCACAGGCAACTCAATCTACATTGTTAGATAGGCAACACAACATAGGCAACTTTTAAAGGAGAAAATACTATGGCATCTTTAGCAGAAATTCGAGCACGTTTACAGGCAGCTGAAAACAAACAAGGTGGGCAATCCACCGGTGGAGACAACTCCATTTACCCACACTGGAACATGGAAGAAGGCCACAGCGCTTCGATTCGCTTCCTACCAGATGGTAACTCAAAGAACACATTTTTCTGGGTCGAACGTGCAATGATTCGCCTGCCCTTTGCTGGCATCAAAGGCGAAATCCTCT